CTAAAACAGAACCCAAGCAAGAACTCACCGAGGAGTAAACCCAATGTCTGCTACCACCACCACATACCTTTCAAACCCAGACGTGCTCATCGGCGCTGTGTCTCTCCGCGACCAGTGCAGTGCAGCAACGCTGACTCGCACAGTTGAGGCTCTTGAGTCCACCGCTTTTGGTGACTTGGCACGCTTCTATGTTGGCGGCCTTGAGTCCAATGAACTCACGCTTACCCTCTACATGAGCTACGCAGCATCAGAGACCTACGCAACTCTTGCCAGCCTTGTCGGCACACAGTTCAATGTCATCGTTTCGCCACAGGCACCGTCGACTCCTGGCACCTACTCGGCAACAAACCCCGGATTTACTTTGACCGGCGCTTACCTTGCATCGTTGCCAGTAATCAATGCAACCATGGGCGAGCTGTCAACCATCGACATCACGATTCAGGGTGGCCTCTACTCAGCCGACGTGTCCTGATCTAACAACTAAGGGAGAAACAAAATGAAACTCACACTCCGTGTGGACTTCACAGACGGCGCGCAAGCGACCGTCACAAGCAACCTGTGGGTAATTACCCAATGGGAGCGCAAATACAAAACCAAAATCACGCAGATGGCCACAGGCATCGGCGCTGAGGATCTCGCGTTCATTGCTTATGAAGCATGCAAGATTTCAAACGTCGTGGTAGACGCAGCCTTTGATTCTTTCATTAAGAAAGTAGACAAGGTGGAAGTGATTGACAACGAAGCCGAAAACCCTACCCAAGAGGCACCCAGCGACGACTTCTAGCAGAGCTGTTAGTTGCTACTGGCTGGTGGCCTCCACAAATTGACTTCGACCAGAATGATTTAATGACGGTTGTAAAGGTCTTAAACGAAAGCAACAAGTGATGACAGTCGGAGTTCAGTTCGAAATCTACGGACTCAAGCAGGCGCTCTCTGAACTCAACAGCGTTGACCGTCGTTTACGTTTACAAATCACCAGAGATTATAAAAAACTCACTAAGCCTTTGGCTGATGACATTCGCAGTCAAATTCCAAAGGAAGCACCGTTGTCTGGTATGTCGCGCACCTGGGTGACAAACAGTGGTTTCAAGATGTTCCCGTGGGATGGAAATGTCTCTTCCACCATGGTCAAACAAACAGTTAGTTCTAGGAGACCAAAAGAATTTGGTGGAGTAGTTCGCAATTTGGCTGTTTTTGCAGTGAAGTGGCAGGGCATGGCTAATACTGTGTATGACATGGCAGGCCGTAAAAACAGGAACGTCTTAGGTGATCGGTTGGCAGAGAAGCATGGCCGCCCTTCTCGAATTATGTATCCGGCGTTTGAACGCCATGAGGGTGAGATTCAACGCGGAATGCTGGAAATTGTTAACACGGTTGGCGACGCTGTAAACCGCAATTTGAAGGCGTCCCCAAGATGAGTGTCGTTTTAAGCATTGTCACAGACGCCAATCTCAAGGGCATTAAAAGCGTCATTAAAGAGTTTGAGTCATTAAAGACTGCATCTCAAAAAGCATCTTTTGCTATCAGCCAGGTGGCGCTACCGGCTGCTGCTGGTTTTACTGCTGCAGCTGCAGGAATCTTCAAGGCCACTCAGGCAGCCTCTGACCTTGCCGAACAGTCCAACCAGATCAAGGTTGTTTTTGGTTCAGCTTCTGAACAGGTACTTAGGTTTGCAGCAAACGCTGCACAGTCGATTGGACAGTCGCAAACACAGGCTCTGAGTGCGGCTTCGACCTTTGCCAGCCTTGGTAAAGCAGCAGGCTTGTCAGGTACTGACCTTGCCACGTTCTCAACTGAATTCACGGTGTTGGCTTCTGACTTGGCGTCGTTCAAGAACACCACCCCTGAGCAAGCCATTACCGCTATTGGCGCTGCGTTGCGTGGTGAGTCTGAACCCATCAGGCAATTTGGTGTGTTGCTTGACGAAGCCACGCTTAAAAATCGTGCTTTTGCTTTAGGGCTCATTGAAAGCACCACCACTGCGTTGACGCCACAAATCAGGGTTTTGGCTGCACAGGCTGAAATTTTTGCGCAAACCACAGACGCTCAAGGTGACTTCAATAGAACGTCGAAGGGTGCTGCTAACCAGCAGAAGATTCTTAAAGCCCAGTTGTCAGACACTGTTGCGGAACTTGGCGCTGGCTTTCTTCCTATTTTGGAAACTGTTGTTCCGTTGCTTTCAAAAATGGCAAAATTTGTTAAGCAAAATTCAACCGAAGTAGCAGCGTTACTTACAGCATTTACTTTGATTACTGGCGGACTGGTGCTTTTGAAAGGCGCCATGATTGCTTACCGAGCCGTTGCAGTCGTAACCACTCTTGTAAACAAAGCACTGGCCGTCTCTGGCTTCGCAGTGCAGATCTCTACCGGCGTTGGTATTGCTGCAGCTGTGGCTGGCGCTGCAGCCTTGGCAGTAATTACCTACCAGGTAATGAGTTCAACAGACGCAAACATCGAGTACGCAGATTCGACCGAGGCTGCAGCTCTGGCTACTGATCAATTTGCTAAAGCCACTCTGTCATTGCAGGGTTTACTTCTGCAAGGCGAACAGAGAAGGGCCGCTGCTGCAAAAGCAGTCGCCGACAAAATCAAGGCAGAGCAAGACAAAATCAAAGATGCTGCTAAAGAGTTGTATAAAGACACTAAAAGAGCAATTCAGCAGGCTAAAGATACTCTTCAGGAATACGCCGATGGCATTGCAGATGTTGTGCGTGGCTGGGTTTCTCTGACTTCAGCAGTGGCTGATGGCACAAACTCCGAAGTCAAATACCAAGACGCCCTTAAAGAGCGCATGGCTGCGTATGAAGAACTCAACAAACTTCAAAAGTCTGGGCTGTATACCACAGAGCAAATGGCTGCAGCCACAGAACGTGTTACAGCAGCCGAAAACAATCTGAACAGTGCACAGTCTCAGCGCAAAACATACTCACAGCAGTTCGCCGAGCAAATTGCTTCCGCTAAAAAGTTCTCAAGTCAACTTCAGCAACTCATCGGCATTGGACTTCAAAAGGCTGGTCTGGCACAGCTCTTAAACCTTGGCCCTGTGGCTGGTTCACAGGTCGCTGCGGATCTTCTGACGGGCGCTGGGGGCATGACCGTTGGCAGTCTGAATGCTGATCTTGCAGAACTCGACGCAGCAGGTATAGGGCTTGGTGGCAGTGCCATTGCCGGCGACATGGGGTTGTTGAATCAGGCTAGGGCTGTGAATACTGGTACGACGGTGAACATTACGGTGACTAGTGCTGATCCTGCTTCTGTGGTTGCAGCGTTGCAGAAGTATGTTCGTACGTCTGGCCCTGTGCCTATCAAGATTCGTAACCCATAATGGCTGGGTATCAGATTCCGTGGGTGTTTACTAACACTCGTACTAGTACGACGATTCCGTTTCTTACGGCGTCTATTAATTTTGGTCGCGCTACCTACATGGATGTTTACAACGGCGGCGGTTTAATTTTCACGATTGAGAACAATGCCAATGAGGCTGGTTCTATCCAGATGGGTGACTCAATTCAAGTGACGGCCATTGGCGGGGCTTACGACGTTGGCTTTTGGGTGGATGAGATTCAGTGCCAGGATTACCCAGGTGGCACAGGTTTTTCAACGGCGACTATTGTTTGTTCTGATGGCATGGTGCGTCTTGGTCGTCGCCTACTTAATAACCAGGCTTTGACTCTTGCTTATTCTGGGGAACAGGCCGTTCAGATGAGCGACCCATTTGAGTCGCCAGGCATCACTAGATCGGGTACTGGTGAATCTTTAGTTTCTGCGATTACCTACACGGGCGCTCCAATGCAGCGTCTCAACCAGTTGGTAAACACAGAACGCGGTGTTATGCGTTGCCGTGGTTACGAGGTTTTGTTTGTTGGCAGACGCAATCTGACTGCCCCTGCTTACAGCGTTTCTTTTGGCCGTACTGCTGGCGCAACTCGAATTGGCTACCAGCAATTTGCTCGCACCGGTTTAGGTCTCAACTTCATGAACACGGTTGCTGTAACCCCCACAGGGGGCGCAGAACAGCTTGCAACCAACACAGCATCAGTCACCGCCTATGGCTCTGCTTACTATTCCCTTCAAACAGAGGACTCCACCAATGCCCAAGCATTGGGCCTGGCAAATTGGTTGTCAAACAGCCAAGCAGATCCGTCAGCAGAACGATACGAGATCCAATTTTCTGACCGTTCACAAACAGAAAACCTGATGACAAGACTTCTCTCAACCCTTATACAGCCAGTCATTTATGACATGTCATACCGCATCCCAGGGGCAGGAAGCGACACAAACACCCAGGCCGTTATGGAAGGGTTCACCATTGACATCAGCCAAAGCGAATCGACGTTTAGCATCTCATTATCGCCGGCGACGTATTATCAGTTTTTTACATTGGATAGTGCCACTCTCGGCATTCTTAATACTTCACGATTAGGTTGGTAACTCATGGCTACTCCCCCCACATTTTCTAGCGGTGCAATCCTCACTGCTGCACAGATGAACTCTGTTGGCTTGTGGCTTGTCAAAACACAGACCGTCGGCACTGGCGTATCTAGCGTGACCGTGACGGGCGCTTTCTCTGCTGATTACGACAATTACCTAGTGACGATGACTGGCGGAGTTGGCAATAACAACACAAACCTGAGATTAGTTTTAGGTTCTGCAAGCGCTAATTACTATTCCCAACTCATTTATGCCTCTTACGCAGGAACTGTGGCTTTAGCAAACGTTGCTGACAACAACGCAGCTCGATGGACTTGGGTTGGTTGGGCAGATGGCAACTTAGCCAGCGCTCGACTAAATCTTTACAATCCTTTTCTTACGACCCGTACATTCCTAGCGGTTCAGTACGCAGACGCAACGAACGCAGGAACTGTAAACGGCATCCTTGGCGACAACACTTCTTACAGCTCTTTTACCATTTCCCCAGCAGCAGGGACACTGACAGGCGGGACAATCCGCGTTTACGGATACAGGAACTAGGACATGACCGAAGAAAAAAAGCCCCTACTTATCCAAATTGACGACGAAGTCCGTGAGATGACACCTGAAGAATTGGCCGCACATGAAGCGTCTATCGCTGACTCTGCTTCTCTGCCTGGCGCTGACTAGCTGCGGGTGGCAGGGGAACTACCGCTACCCATGCCAAGACCCCGTCAACTGGGAAACAGTCGAATGCGTTCCGCCAATGTGCAACGCATCAGACACCTGCACCAGTGACCTACTACCCAAGGAAATGACAGATGCCCCCGTCGATACGACAACACCCTGACAAGCGCCACACCCCAGAAGAAATACACGCACGTCTCATCTTCATCATTGGCTGCACCCTCGCCACAGTCTTCGCCCTCTCCGTCATGGTCATGCTCTACGCGCTCGTATTCGTCACCCAACCAATAAACAAACAAGCCCCCAACGACGCAGCCTTCATAGACCTCGTATCCACCCTCTGCGTATTCATGACCGGCTCACTCGCCGGCGTACTCAGCGCTAACGGCCTCAAGTCAAAACCGAAAGAACCCACCCCATGAAATCAGAAGTATTTACCGTCACCACAACTCCAGCGCAGCTGATTGGATCTGCACCAGCGAACCGCACTATCTACGTTCATGCCATTGGCAATGGTGTTGTTTACTTAGGGGGCACCGATGTCACCACCGCTAATGGGTTGCTGACTGAAAAGAGCGCTGTGCCTTTTGAGATGTTTTTGCCAGCCAATGAAGTTCTGTGGGCTGTTGCTGCATCCAGTCAGGAAGTCCGCATTATGCGCCCAACTAACGACGGTAACTGATGGCCCGTAAGTATCCGTTTTACCCTGCTTGGGATGGTAAAAAAGCCTCACCTGTTACCGAGAAGCTGATGGATCTCTGCAAACGCAGATGGGGCTTTTCTAATCTTGGTTTGTATCAAAACCGAATGATGAGATCGTCAAATAATCTCAGCGTCCACGCGACAGGGTTCGCGGTTGACATTGGGTACGGCACCGCCAAGGACGCTCGCGCTAAAGCTGTGCAGGCGTTTGATTGGTTCATGAAGTACAGCGAAGAGCTGCGTATCTGTGAGGTACATGATTACGCCTACGGCAAGTATGGCCGTGGGTATCGCTGCAGTCGCGGTAAAGGCATGGCAGGCGTTGTCATCTACAAAGACCTGGCTAGCTCCGCAGGCACCCCAGGGGGCACCTGGCTACACGTCGAAATCTCAAACGACTGGGAAAGCCCAGAAGCATTCGAGGCTGCATGGAGAGCACTCCCTAAGCCTTAGAACGCTCGTGCTAGAGGCTTGGACACCTCGCGCGAGTTAGGGGGGGTTGGTTTTGTTTCTCCCTTTCACCAGCCCCCCTGCCCCCCTAATGCTTGACTTGTGTTTACAGCGTCGCTACTGTGTTTACACGGGCGACCAAGCGCCCCACAAACAAGGAGACCAAATGAACCTCACAGACCTACCACTATTCGCCGGCATTGAGGAGCGCCCAAGCATTGACCGCAATGTGACGCGCTCAGGACGTCAGGAGACGTCACAGGAAGCCGCTAGACGCGCGTTAGGACGCACAGGGTGCCAACGACGCGCAATTTACGAAGAGACGCTTAGAAGAGGCGGTATGACCTGCGATGAAATCTGTGACCGTTTGCAACTTCTAGTCCAATCAGCCACCCCAGCCATTAACACCCTGGCTCGTGACGGCTGGCTTGAGGACTCAGGCCGGCGACGTAATACGCGCTCGGGGAACCCTGCAATCGTGTGGGTGGCTATTCCATGATGTATTTCTTAGGACTCTTTATTGGTTTATTTTTCGGCGCCCTTATTTACGCTTTGTATGTCGAATTAAGTACTGACGGGGAATACACCGAACCGCCGTATGACTGGAATCAGGCAGACCGTGATTTGTGGGATCTATGACTCTGATACCCACTTTCCTGTATGAGGAACTAAGGTCGGCAGACGACCTAATTTTGGTTCAAATTTTTCGTGACATTCATAACCCTGATCTGATCATCCGCACCACAGTGGCCACGCGCCGTTGTAAAGGGCAGATGTGGGGATCGCCTATCAAAGTAGAGAAGGTTGATTAAACGTGTATCGCTGTGCTTCGCACTACTCGCCGTATTTATCCAAGCCCCGTCAGCATCCGCTGCAAAAGAATGGAAGTGCCCCCAATGGCACGAAATGTTCCGTAAACACGGGCTACCCGTGGAGATTTTTGATTACGTCGTTTGGCGTGAGTCAAGGTGCTCAGCAAAGGCAATTTCTAAGCCCAACAGAGATGGATCTAGAGACTATGGACTCAGTCAAATCAATGGGTCATGGCGCTCGCTCACTGCTCGCACGTGTAAACGCCCTGCTAATCAAATTGCTAAATCGCTGACAGACCCTTCCTGCAACCTAAAGGTAGCCAGTGTCCTCTGGGCTAATGGCAAAGGTGCATCAAACTGGCGTGTAACCTCAGGTCAGTAAACACAACACATAGGGAGAAACTATGATTCTAAAACCACACTCAGTT